AACAGCCGATCATGATTGCGGCTACGACGGCCGCTTACCGCACCGCTGCATTCGCCCTTGAGGAGCACGAGCACGGCCTACGGGTGCGCGATGACCAGAACATTGATGCCGCCCGTTTCGTCTTTGCCCGCAACGTCCCTGACGATTGGGATTGGACGGACGAGGGTGAGTCGCCCTCGGCTGAGAATCCCAAGGGGACCGGATGGTATCTCGCTAATCCGGCGCTCGGCTCGTTCCTGAATGTCAATAACCTCCGCGCTGAGGCGCAAGAGGCGAAGCAGAAACCGACGGCGCAAAACTCGTTCCGAGTGTTCCGTCTCAATCAGTGGGTGTCGCAGGCCAACCGTTGGTTGGACATGCATCTCTGGGATGAGAACGGCACGGTCAAGGTGACGCGCGAGGCACTGCGCGGACGGCCGTGTTATGGCGGAATCGACCTCGCGGCAACCGGCGACTTTAACGCTTGGGTCCTGCTCTTCCCCGGCTCGCCGACCGATCCTGAGGCGGACGGGTGGACGGTACTCCCGCATTTCTGGGTACCTCGTCCCGCTGTCGAGCGTCGGTCGAATATGCGTAGCTCGTTTGAGGTGTGGGAGCGGGACGGACACCTCAAGGTGACCGAGGGCCCGACCACGGACTTTAACGCCATCTTCCGGCACATCGCCCGGGACGCTGAGGACTTCCAAATCAAGTTCTTCGGCTACGACCCGTGGAACGCCACGCAGCTAGTCAATGAGCTTGAGGGACAAGGCCTCACGGCCGTCAAGGTGCCGCAGTCAGCGGCTCGTCTCAACGACCCGTGCAAGAAAATCGAATCGGCCCTAGCGGCTGTCGACCTCAAGCACGGGGGACACCCGGTACTCCGCTGGATGGCGGACAACGTTGAGCTAGACATCACGGGTGACGGTTTGATCCGGCCCTCTAAGGCGCGCTCCGGCGAGAAGATCGACGGCATCGCCGCGCTGGCTAATGCGTTCTTCCTGACGGCGCTGCCGGACGAGGACGAGGCCTTTGTGACGTTCGTGAACTTCAACGACAACCACTCTGACGCCGAGCTAGAGGCGCTCCTCACTCCCGCATCTCAGCGCGATAGGGAAGCGCGTTACTTCCCGGACGACGACGACTAAGGAGTCACATTGGAACGGCTGACTAAGTTCAGCCGCTCCCTCGTCAGCACCGTTTCCGCTTTGGCACCCAACGCTTTGCAGCTTTCAGCGTTCGGGTTTGGCGTGACTGCCGCGTACGACGTTTCGCGCCCTCTGGGGCATGTCGTCGCCGGTATCTCGCTTGGCCTGATCGGCAAGGTTCTGGACGGGGGTCGGCGGTGAGCATATTCTCGCGCATTGGCGACGAGGTGCGTAGCGTGCTGGCTAGCTCGCCTGCTAAGGCTTGGGAAACTGAGTTCACTAGCTTCGGCACCCGCACTAATTCCGGCCGTCGAGTGAGCCGCAAGTCAGCGCTACAGATGATCGCGGTCTATTCGTGTATCTCGCTGATCTCCGACGCGATCGCCTCGCTCCCGGTCGACCACTACACGAAGATGAACGGTCGGCGGCAGAATTTCGATTCGGCTCGCTCGCCTCGCTGGATCCGACAGCCGAACCTCTACCAAACCTCGTTTGAGTTCTGGCATCGGGTTATCGTCTCGCTCCTGACGGATGGCAACGCGTTCATCTACACGGACCGGAATGACCGGGGCGATGTGGTGGCGTTGTACTGCCTGCATCCGCAGGACGTGCATATCGTCGAGGGGCCCCTAGGGGACAACCTCTACACGGTTACCGGCATGGAAAAGATGCAGGACCGTTCTACGATCCTGCACATTCCGGCGTTCACCGTTCCGGGGTCCAGTCGGGGTGTGTCGCCGATCGATGTTGCCCGCGAGGCTATCGGCCTAGGTCTGACGGCCGAGGAGTACGGCGCTCGGTTCTTCGATCAGGGTACGACCATGGCGGGAGTCATCGAGCACCCCGGATCACCTCGCCCCGACGAGGCCAAGCTCTTGCGCGAGATGTTCCGCAAGACGCACGCGGGTGTGAAGAACTCGCACTCGATCGGCGTGCTTACCGGCGGTGCTCAGTTCCGGCCCATCACGCTGACTCCGGAGCAAGCGCAGTTCCTCGAAACGCGCCGCTTCCAGAAGACAGAGATTGCGCTCCTGTACCGCATTCCCGCTTACCTCGTCGACTCGCAGGTCACGAGCACGTGGGGGAGCGGCATCGAGGAGCAGAACAAATTCTTCGTTGATCAGACGCTCATGCCGTGGCTTACGCGCATCGAGCAGAGCGTTTCGACATTCCTCCTCGCTGGTCAGCAGTACATCCGCTTCAACGTGGACGCGCGACTACGCGCTAAGACGCTGGACCGCTATCACGCCTATGCACAGGCGATATCTAACGGTTTCCTGAGCGCCGACGAGGTGCGCGCCCTTGAGGACATGGAACCGCTTCCCAAAAAGTGGGGCCAAAAGTTCTACGTCCCGGCAAACCTCCTTGAGGTCGGCGCTGAGAAGAAACCGGCGGTTGCGCCTGCACCCGTTCCGGCTGCTCTCGCACCTCCGCCGGAACCGAATGCCCCCGATCCAAAGCAAGGGGGTTAGGCCTAGTGTCGATGGAACGTCGGTCCGTGCCGACGGAATTTGAGGTGCGCTCCGAGGGGAACACCTTCCAGTTTTACGGCTACGCGCTCAAGTGGGATGCCCGGTCACAGAACCTGGGTGGTTTCCGCGAGCGAGTCGCCATGGGTGCGACCGCAGACAGCATTCAGCGGGACGACGTACGCGCGCTGTACAACCACGATCCGAACCTTGTGCTTGGCCGGAATCGGTCCGGGACGCTGCGGCTGTCCGAGGATACCGAGGGGCTGCATTACGAGGTTGACATGCCGGACACGACGTATGCGCGTGATCTAGCTACGTCCATGGAACGTGGCGACGTCTCGCAGTCCTCGTTTGGCTTCAAGGTGTCCGGCCCCGATGGGCAGGACTTTGCCGAGGATGATGACGGCTTTCCGCTCCGCACCTTGAACAAGATCTCCCTCTTTGACGTGAGTCCGGTGACCTATCCGGCTTACACCGACTCCACCTCTGGTGTGGGGGCTCGCGCTCAGGCTCTCGAATTGCTTGCCGAGATGCGCGGAATTTCTGTTGAGCTGCTGGATTCGGCGGAAGCCATCCGGGCGGCCATTCAGGGTCTGGAATCGCGAGTGTTCCGCGTGTTCCACCCTTCCTCTTCGCTTCCGGGTGATCCGGTTGCGGCTTTCGCGGCCCTTTCGTCGCCGCTCGAATCCTGATTAGGAGAAACATGGATTACGCCAAGATGGCGCAGGCGGCTCTAGAGGAGCGCGCCCGGATCGTCAATGAGATCCGTTCTATCAACGACGACACCACGCTTTCCGACGCTGAGAAGCGTGAGCGGTTCGAGCGTGCAGACGCTGACGCGCAGCGGTACGAGGCTGAGGCTCGGGACTACGTCGAGCGTGCTGAGCGCGAGACTGAGGCCCGTTCGCTGGCCACGCGTGCCGGTGCTGCTCTGACCGGTCGGGGTGACTCCGAGATTCGCGGCGGTGAGCGCGACGAGGCCGAGGAACTGCGGTCGCTCGGTCGGGGTGAGGTCAAGGGTCTTGACTTTGACATCCGTACCGCTACCTCGGGCACTGCGGGCAACGCCGGTAACACTAAGCCGACCTCGTTTGCGGCGCAGGTCATCGAGGCCATGCGCGTGCGCTCGGACTTTTTCTCTTACGCGCGCACGCTGACCACGACCGGCGGCGAGACGCTTGAGTACCCGGTCAAGACCGGTCGCCCGACGGCCGCTCTGCTGACGGAAAATGTCGCGATCGGCAAGTCTGACGAGGCGTGGACCAAGACCAACATCGGCGCGTACAAGTACGGCGTCATTGTTGAGGCCACTCAGGAAATTGTCTCGGACTCTGCCCTAGACATCCTCGGCATCCTCGCTCAGGACGCTGGTGAGGCCGTGGCGGATGCCGTCATGACTGACCTGATGATCGGTAACGGCACGTCTAAGCCGTGGGGCTGGGTCACCCGGTCGACCGGCGCTGTTAACGCCGCAAACCTTGCCGGTG